CAGAGGTTAAACCTCTATCTTCTTTTTCGGCTTTATCTACTAATTTTCTATTCTTTTTAATTAATTCAGCTCTTTCTTGCATAAGTTCTGTCAACTTATCCATTAAATATCATCCTCTCTCGTGATTTTTGTTTTTTCTTATAAATTTCTAAGTTTTCTTTTTTCTCTTCTTCCTTAGCCTGTTTCATATTGCGATATTCCTGTAAAATATCATCTTTAGACTTCAAGCCGCTTTCGGTATTTTCATACCAGGGAAATGTAACAGGACTAACATCAAATAATTCATCAACCTCAACAATAGTTCTGACAGGTACATCTCCACTGTCATCCCATTCCTCTACGGCTACAGTGAAACCAAATGAGGATTGGTCTATGTCGCCCCGGCTCATTGATTTCATTAAATCCTGAGCATAGGTCGTCTTTGGTGGGTCAATTTCATAATAAAGCCCCTTATCATCCTCTCTAAGGTCGAGAGTTCCGGCTTTAGCCCTACCTAGTATCTTTTCAGGGTTATGGTTGATTAATGCCCTAATATCTGATTTTTGAATAGCATTATGAAAAGCACCGGGAGCAATCTTTTCAATAAATCCGTTAGTTTCATCTGCTGGATCATTAAACATAGCAGCATAACCAACAATTTTAGGTTCTTCATCTTCTTTTTCTCTTAACTCAAAATCTGTATTAGCAATTCTGATTTCCTTTTTTGCCATATCATCACCACCTTTCAAATTGGGCATTAAAAAAACACCCATTCGGGTGCTAAATAAGCAATTATTAATTTTTTATCCTCTGGCTAATCCACAATCACACCCTTTATGCAAGGGCGGGTGAGCTTTTGGTCCGCTTGCTGAATATCCACCTTTTTCTTGTATTGTTTCGTCTTGGCCTAAAAAGTTTTCTTCAACTCCGACAACTACGCCATCCATTTCTTGGCAGATTGGACAAGCGCTTCCTCCAGCCGCCCACATTATCTCGGTGACACCCGCTGCTTCAAATACTTTTCTAGTTATTGCACCTTCTACTTTAACTGATTGCTCCATTGCTACTTTGTCTGCTCTTTTTTCTTCCCAATCCTCTAATCTTTCTTCAACCAATGTTATGGATTGCTCAATATCATCTGCTTCATCCATTAATGCAAGTAGTTGACCTCGGGAATAACCGGAATGTTTGTTTGCCATCGAATCCATATACTTTGCAAAAAAGTTTTCAAGGTCAAAATCATCAATATCAACTTCACTCGTTGCTTCATCTGTTATGGCTTTTGCTAGTGTGTTTAATACCGGCTTCATTTCATCTTTTATTTCGCCGGGAAACTTTTCATTATAAAATTTAATCATCTTATCTCTAAAATTTTGTTCATTTCTTGTGGTGTTCTTTAATTCTTTATTTACTAGGTCTTGTATCTTATTAATTTCTCTTTCAACTATATTATTAGCTGATTTTTTAATTAATCTCTTGTATCTCTCTCGAATATTAACTCTTTTTTGTGCATTTCTTCTTGCTCTATTCTCTTTTCTTTTATCTACGGTCCTAACTGAATTATTTTCGGTTTTAGGATTATCTGATTCAAGAGGTATCATATTAAGAGGAACGAATGATTGATCTCCACCATCAATGGGGTTCATATCTTCTTTTTCTCTGATGTCATTAATCGACATAGCACCAATATTAAACATTGTGTTGTAAAAGTTTCCTCTACTCTCTGCATCACCTCTTAACAATCCCTCAACAACAAACTTAATATAATTAGAATTATTTTTATTAGAAATAAGTTTGTCATTTAAAGTCTGTTCGATTCTAACCAGCCAAGGTCGAATTGTATTAACTATAAAATCAATAGACTGCTGCTCAATATTAGAAAAGGTTGCCCTCTCAAGATCAGCAAGCATGTGTGGTGGCACTCTAAATATTCTTGCAACTTCTTCTATCTGAAATTTTCTAGTTTCTAAGAATTGTGCATCATCTGGCGGTATGCCGGTTTGGGTATAAGATAAACCTTCTTCTAAAACCATAATTTTATGTGAATTACCTAATCCGCTATAATTTTTTTGTGCTTCTTGTTTATATCTCTTGTAAGCATCTTCCGACATCCTGCCTGGATATTCTATAATGCCTCCTGGTTGTGCTCCTTGGCTAAAAAATCTTGCTCCAAACTCTTCGGCAGCCAAACCAAGTCCGACAGCTTCTCTTGCCATCTTTATTACTGATTTGCCTTTTAAACCGTTAAATCCTAAACCAGGGATGTGTAATATTTCTCCCATACTATATGTTGTTTGTTCACCGTTTTGAGGATTATAAATATAAAATAACTTGCCGTTATACTTTTTTACTTGTGTTCTGCCTGGGAGCAGCGGGTATATACCTGTTATACGCCCCGAATTATCCCTTTCTAACTGTGAATAATGATTACCCCACAAGAGTAAATGAGCCATCATTGTTTCCCGCCAGGTAAATGAAGTCATTAATTTGTTTGGTTTGTTGTGTAATATAGAATATAAGTAATTATTTTTAGCTTTTTCTTTGGTTCGACCATCTTCTCTATACACATTAAGGGGTAAACTTGCTATAGTCTCAGCAATAACTCTTACAGCTGCATAAACAGCCGAATTATTCATTGCATTCTCTTCTGTGACCTTAACACCTGATGTAGAATTAGGGTTAAACATATCTACTAACCATTGAGCCGGATTAGCAATACCGCTTGTCTTTTCTCGATTCTCTTTTATATCTTTAAGGAATCCCATTACTTATTATCACCTCCGGCTCGGGCATATCCAGACCACATTAAAATACCCCCTGTTACAGTTAAACTAACAGCGGGTGAATAGAGCCATAATCCTGTTGTTGTAGTCCCTAGACCAATAAAAAATATAAGATCGTTCAAATCTATGTTTTTCACATCTGTAATCAGCTCCTTTATAGGGTTCTTATTCCTCTATCTTCATATATTGATTTATCTTCACGCCTAATAATCCTATCTAAGGACATAATCAATGCAACCACGCCATCTATTCTTTCCTTGGATTTTGATTTATCGGGTTTGACATTTTCTGCAGGGTCAGTTTTAGCAATTACATTATCAACCATCCATCGCAACACCGGGTGTCCAAAATGTACAGCTTTATTTTCTAAAACAAGTTTTTCTAGCTCTTTCATTGGTTCAGACATAGATTTATAACCTTGCCCAGTAGGAACCATAGTAATACCTTTTTCGTTCAGCCTTTGAGCTAATTGTGTGGCCCCCCATCTGTCATGTGCAATTTCCTTTATATAATACTTTTTGTAGTCATTTAAAATTAATTGTTCTATATAACTATAATCCACTACATTACCCGGAGTGGTATTAATATACCCTTTTCTAGCCCACACATCATAAGGTACTCCGTCCTGCTTAGATCTCTTTTGTATAGTATCTTCAGGAATAAAAAATTCTGGAATGATGATATAATATTTATTTCTTTTAAATAACTTTATATAAGCAGTAATATCAATTTTATTTGACAAATCAAGACCTCCATAACAAGGTTCGCCTTCTAATTCCTGTTTAATTTGTTCAAATTCATCGAGTTCATAACCGGCTGAATCATCCCACTCTGTCATATCCATCCATCTGCTCTCTGCATTAGTCCAAATGTTTAATCTCTTACAAATTATTCTATTTCTTTGAGCCGGCATCCGTTTAGCCTTGTTTATTCGGCGCTTAATGTTATCTTTTTTGACCGACACGTTAATATTAGGGTTCGCTTTAACCCAATTGCTCTCGTCTGTCCAGTCATCATCTTCATCTAGTTCTGCAATATAAGCAAACTGCGAATCATCAGTAAAATCTTCCTTGTTCGGGTCTAACATATCAACACAATAATTTCTATACTTATAACAAAAAGATTCTTGATTAAATCCCGCTGTTGTTATAGCAATCATTAATGGTTCTCGTCTGGAGCCGGTCCCATCAGCCAATACATCCCATACACCACTATCGGGATGAGCATGTAACTCATCAACTAATCCCATGTGTATGTTTTTACCCTCTAAAGTATCATAATCACTAGATAATGGCTCAAACTTACTGAAACTTTCGACATGAGATAAGTTATTTTTATAAACTTCTACATCATTGATATAATCTGACTTCTGCACCATTCTTTTGGCGGGTGAAAATATCTCTTTTGCCTGATCTCTTGTTGTAGCTGCAGAATATATCTCAGCTCCGGGTTCATTATCAAATTTCATGCCATATAATGCTATTGGAGCCATTAAAGTTGTTTTCCCATTCTTTCTTGCAACCTCGATATATGCTTCTCGGTATTTTCTAGTGTCATCAGACTTTTGTTTCCAGCCAAATAAACAACCAACAATAAACTTCTGCCATGGTTCTAATGTAATTGGCCTTCCAGCCCATTCACCTTTTACGTGAGGTGTCAATTTATAAAAGTTTATAATTCTAGTGGCTGCTTGTTCATCAAAATAGACATCATCGCGTTCTAGATCATCAAGGTGTCTTTGACAAGCTCGTTCTACGTGTTGACCTGCAACTATTTCTCCTTCTAATACTGATAAGGCATATTCGGTAACACTATGTGACATTATGCTTCACCGTTTAGTATATCTTCGACGCTAGGTCCATCATTCCCGGAATCTACTTCTATATTTGTTCTTGCAGAAGGTGTAAGTCCTAACTGTTCGGCTAAATTAGTTTTAATTTTAATATAATCTTTTAAAACCGAAGTAGAAGGCATTCTTTGATGATAATGATTATTTTCGCCGGTCCTAAACTCATAACCATTCTCTCTTATTTCCATATGAAGGCGCACACAATGAGCATGGAACTCACAATACTCTTGAAACATAGTTAAGTCTGCTTGTGTGACTAGACCAGTATTAGTTAAATGCTCAATTTGTCTTTCCCACTCTTTTTTTGCATAATAATCTAAGTAGTGGGGTGGTTTGGGAGGTTCTTTATATTCCTTTGGCATAGGCTCGTTTTCGTTTAATTTCTTTTTGCCTGGAT